AATCCATATCTGCGCGAAGTCTCAGCAGGTCCTCCTCTAAGCGGGCAACTAGGCTTGAGCCGAACAAATCTTTGAAGAACTGACGCACGCTAGAGCCGTTCATCTCTGAGTCCTCCTATAATCTGTGGTCTTCGTACCTTTTGCAGAATTACACTGTGCGCACAAGGGTTGAATGTTGTCAATGTTGCTGGTGCCACCCTTGGATACTGGGATGACATGGTCTGCGGTGAGTTTCTTATGCTTCGTACATCGCAGACATATGTTCCCATAATGGGCACACAACACTCCCCACTCTGCTACTGTGAAACTTCCCCCTGACTTAGTTTTCCTAGTTCGTCTAATTTCTTCGTATATTGCGAACTGCTTTAAGCGAGGGGTTCTATATTCTGTGTTCTTTACGTATATCTTTTCTGGGTTTCTACACGCCCATCTGGTGTAACTAGCACGGGCACCTTGTCTTTTTTCCTCTTCAGTGAGGCTACATTTACAGGACTTGGATTCTTCTCTCCATAGTCTCACTACATTGACCATTCTCTCGGTGCCACATTCACACCTGCACAAACACAATCTGTGATTGTTGTGCGTATTTTTAGTAGTGATTCCTATTACAGTCCACTTAAAAAATACGTCCCCAATTTTAGGTGCTGGATATTTCTGCTTGTATAGCATGCTTCCTCCTTGAAAGGTCGAGCAAGGAGGTGTTCAAGGCACCTCCCGCTCTAGCCCAGGGAGCAACCCCTGAGATTTTAGCTATTCTTTTCGTAGCCCATCTTGCCCATCCACACGGGCATCTCAGGCTGCAAGAACGGTTCGTTCTTACCGACTGCGTCTGCCAGGGCCTTCTGCTTGTAGAAGAAAGCGGCGAGAGGATCAAGTGTGAGGGCGTGCTCGTGTACTGCGTCCTCTATAGGTTTCCCTTTGGAGGACAACATTCCGTACAAACCTAAGCGGAAGCCATCGTAACAATCGTCCCCGCGTGCTTCCGTCTTCAGTACGTCATCCAGATTATCTGGGTCGCGCATGAGGTTGGGGATGGATTGAATGATATCTCTGCAGTGGTCTAGGATAACCAACTCACCATTTTTAAGTGAGTTGTACATAAGGGACGCCGAACCAATACGGTCCTGTGTGCCTCGTGACGCCGCGCACTGACCTAGCCGTCTCAATTCTTTCGAGTACTCTACGACGGGAGCGTGCGTGTCCATTTGCCTGTTGAATTTTTCGTGGGAAAAGAACAGGTGCTGAATCTTGCACTCCCTGCCATTAGGGTACCGCGCTTTGGCGGCGATGAGGGCAGCTAATTCCTTATAGGTCTTGCCGCCAGTTGAAACTATTTCTTGGAAGCACACCGTCTTCATCATGTAGTCGTTGCCGACTGGTTTCTTCACCATGGCTTTAGTGAAGAGATACACGGTGTTGGCGTGGCCCATACCCCAGTCCTGCCCAGCCCACACAGGTTGGTAGTACTGCCAGATGATTGCATCCGGGTCCGAGCGCAAGTTGATCGTATGATAGTCTTCGGACCACACATCGAAGTACTGGCCCTCGAACTTACCGTCCAAACCAAACAAGAACTTGTCTCGCTTGGCCTTCGGCATCGAATTCAAACGTGTGACCAGACCTGGATCGCGCTTCAGCATCTCTGGGTTGTCTAGAACCGTTGAGCGCTGATAAGCAAAATCCTTGGGGTTATAAATAATGTGCCAGTCGCCCGCCATGGGTTCCCACCAGGTACCGTTCGACTTGTCGTGATAGGCATTCTCTGGTTTGTTCCAGGGTTCCTTCTGCACGAACAGCGTACGGTAGTACTCGTAGTGCGGTCCAATCGGGTTGGTGCAGCCCCATATGCACGACAGGGGCATGTGATGGTACTCATTCTCCTCGCACGCAGCGTTGGCTGTGTTACGGGTGACCAGTAGCATCCAGGCTTCTGGGCAGAACTGGCCGCATTCATCAACGACGATGAATGAGTAGGCCTGTCCTAAGTACTGCTCTATGTCTCGATCTTTGCCGTTCTCGCAGTGCCCGAATACTACACGGGAGCCATTGATGAGCGTAGCAACGTGCTTGGTGGAATCGTAGGTGTACAACTCCTCGGGCATGAATGCCTTGAAGTCAGCGATAGCACCAGATTCCAATTCCTTAAACGTGCGCCGAAGAACCAGCATGTCGCATTTCTTCCACTTCATGCAGTAGTGCTTCACGCCGTACATCATCGCGCCCACAGTTTTACCTGATCGGACGCCGCCCACGCTGAGCATCTGCCCTGCCTTGGTCACGGTGTACGGAATACCATCACGGGTCACGTTCTTCAACAACTCCAACTGCTTCGGTTGGTGCTTGAACTTCAGTTCAAAATCTAGTACGCCATGTTCATCAATGTAGACTGGGCGTTCGTCTTTCACCACTGGCTTTTTGCGTGGCATCTTGAGTCTGCCTTTCTACTTCTTTTCCCTGTCCTCTACCACCTCGGCGTCAATGAAAGGCACCTCGCCATTTTCAAAGTGTGGCTTCAGTGTCTCGGCAGGTGGGAGTTCTCCCTGGCTAGGCAACTGAGGGATGGAAATATAGATGGCCTTGATCTGGGTCTGCATCTCTGCGCTCTGCTCCACATCCCTGGCGGGACCGAAGGCCGCCTCTCGCAAAAACTTAGCAGCCGTTACGGACGCCATACGTTTCTTGGGGTCCTCGGAGTACGCCCCATCTACGATGACGAAGTGCATTGCGTCCATGTGCTGCTGCCAACGTGTTCGGCTGGCTTTAGTAATTTTCCCGTTTGCATCTACTTCCAGACGCTGATTCATAAACTCTCGGGAGGACCTAGTGTGGTCCAGAGTGGACGCCAACTTTTTCACTTTTTTCATGAACCTGCCGGTGGCGGATACTGGTTGGTCGCGGTACGTTTTTCTATCGGCGTTCAGAATCTGCTTAATGATGGGGCCAGTCAGTGACTGAGCCCCCTCGGGTTTCTTTTCATCTGAGTCAGCCATTTTAGGCCTTTTTGGTGAACACGAGTTCAATGTTGTTGAACAGGTGAGTCAGAGGATTGATTGCGTACTTCTTGGTGAGCCCCTCAATGAACATGGTGTACTGCTTCTGCGCGTTCTCCACTTTCTTAGTGGCGTTGCTAATCTCCAACTGCGCCTTCAGAAATTCGTTCTCCATCTTGGTCATGAACAACTTTTCCTCGGCAGAGATGTCAACACGGGCACCTTCAGCGAACTTCACAACCTTCGCTTCGAGGGCCTTCACAGCATCCTCGGCCTTCTGAACTTCGGTCTCTGCGGGCACTGCAGTTGCGGGCGTGGGCTCCGTAACGGGTGTGGCGGGGGCTACGGGTGCTTCAGTGGGAACTACGACTGCGGGTGTTGCTTCGGTTTCTGCCATTTGAATCTCCTGAGTTGTTGGATTTTACTGCGTAAACCTTGCATGTCCTCGGGTGCGTCTGGGCACTCGGAGTTGACTATGTGGATGTGGAACAGAACTGTGAATGGGTCCGTAATCGGGTCATTGTTCACTTTGTTTCTCCAAGGCCCACCGCGCTACGCGCTTTCGGACTTGGTTCTCTTGAGTCGCGGACATAAAAATAGCCCAACCCATTTCTGGGTTGAGCCTGAGGTGTTACTGCCGTTTGTAGCGGTTAAACTTAGTCCGTGCCCTACGCGACATCGGTGTGCACGGGTAGCGGACACCAGGGTTACCGATTTACCCGCTGGGCCATACCTTTGGTGGACAATACTGGGCTCGAACCAGCGACCTTCTGCTTGCAAAGCAGACGCTCTCCCAAGCTGAGCTAATCGCCCACGGTGAAACTAAAAAGTTATCGGGGCTTGTTGAGGATGCCCCGATGAGTTCCTTCCTTTACCGCCCCGTATACGGAGCGAATGGCAGCGTTCCCAGCCACACCCTTGCAAAGGTGGGGACTCACGGGCACTGCCGGGTTGGGTGTCTGCCGCCACTGGGGACTCATGCAGGTATACCCGAGCGACGTTGAGCAGGGTGTTCCGTCTCCGAAGAGAACGGCCTTACTCTACTGTCGCATCCACTATGGTGCTTCCAGGTTCTACATCCCATCCAAGGGACAGTTAACCAGCCCTCATCTCCCGTAGATCAAACGGCGAGGCAGTGGGCCTTTTATGCACTCAGTGGTACATCAGCGGGCATCAGTCCGCCGAACTTGTTACAGCTTCTTAGCGACCGCAGTCGTGACAGTGGAGACCGCCGCTGCTGATTCCTTGCTAAAGAGAGCCTTAATCTTTCGGCCAATTGCTGGGGTGAACGCCCCGGCCACGTAGCCTGCTGCTGCGAATAGAATATCTTTCATGTGTTCCTTTCTTACAGTTTGGTTCCAGCGCAAGGATTCGAACCTCGGTAAACGGGTTCAAGGCCCGCTGTCCTGCCGCTAGACGAAGCTGGAGTCGAAATGGTCGGGATGGGGCGATTTGAACACCCAAGGTCATATTGACGCTCGGTTCCAGGCCGAGACGGCTGCCAGATTACCGTTCTACACCC